GACAAGCACCAGTTGCGCAGTCATCCATGTCCAATTCTCCAAAACCCTTAGGGGTGTAGAGAGGAACGGTGAAGTCAACCTTGCCGAGAAGCTTTTCGTATGCTTCTTTTGTGATTTCTTCGTACGGAGCAAGAGCAAAGTTGTGGTCTGCATGAAGCAGGAAAGAAACAGACTTAACTGAATTGTCATAGTTGTTCTCTAGCCACTCCTTAATAAGAGAAAGTTCTTCCTTGCGGTAGTAGACAGTTACCGACACAGCATTATCTGCCCATTCGGTCTGCATTCTTTTTACCCATTCAAGTTGCTCAACTGCTGTCATGTCTTTTGCAAGAACTGCGTTCTCTGGAGACTCACATGGGAACTCAACTACATAACGAGTGTGGTCTTCACGTCCATCAAGCCCCATATCCCACTGAACCTTGTAGCCACGCTTGCGGCATGCCTCTACGAGCGGGTCAGCAGCCCCAAAGCGAACACGACGAATATAGTGACGTGCGTACGCAGGGTGGATGCCTGGAGTTATTCCTGGGAGAAGGGAAAGAGTTCCCGAAGGCTGAACCGTAGTAAGTCTTACCGACTTAGGGAAGGACTTTTCTTTGGAGTACGCCTCATCAAAATCACGCAAGTTTTTGTAAGCCTCGTCAAGCCATGAGACCTGCTCGGCTGATGCTTGAAGAACGCCAGTTATTGATTGCCCAAGACGAGCGTTCTTGCTAACGATTTCCGTTGTCTTCTTATATGGGTAGTTCATGCGGGTGATTTGCTTTTGTACCTTATAGAGAAGGGTGCTGATTTCCTTGAACTGCTCCAGTGACTCAATGTTCGGAAGGAAGATTGTTGCTAGGTTGCAGGACTCTCCATCTCCAAGGGCAATTTCTGCACATGGATTAAATCCCTCAATTGAGTTGTCTGGGTTCTTTTCACCAAGACGACCAGTCGTACGAGCGAGACGACGGTTAAGGAGACCGTAAGGCTCTCCTGAGCCGTCATAGCCCTTCCACAGCTCCGACATGATTTCATCAAAGTGGTCAGCATAAATGCTGTTGTTTGAGTTGGCCCTCCACGCAGGGACGTTGCCTGATGCCCAGTTCTTTGCACGAAGGAAAAGAACGTCATCAGGGTCGCCCATTGCTATTTGTGCCGACCGACGTGATGAGCCGGAAACAACAATGCGACCAATAATGTTGCAAATATCCAATACATCAATAGACCTCAGTTTCTTGCCTTCACGGTTCTTCATAACTTTGCAGATGTCCTCTATGCCGTCAACAAGCGCACCTGGTCCGCTTGCGGTTCCACCAAAAGTCTTTAGTGGGGCACCGAATTCACGAATCAAGATTGTTGAGTAAGAAAACGACTTGCCCGTGTCAAAATAAGAACGTAGAACGCTGTGAAGCAAGCGACGCCATCCTTGACGTGAGTCAGGAACGATAATGTCAGCATCGTTGGTGCGCTCATGTGTTACAGAGACATTCATTTTTACTTTTGGCAAATCATGAATCTTTGAACGCTCAACAGAGAATCCAACCCCGCCACCAAGCATTAGATAGTCAAACAGGAGTTCAAAGTCTTCTACTTTTTCAATATTTGTAAAGTAGCAGTTGTTAAGAGAAGTGGCGTTGTATTTTTCTACTAACGGTGTTCCGAGTTGCCATAGAGACCTACCCGAAAAAGAACAACGGAGGTTAAAGCAGTGGTCGAATAAAGTTTCTGCTTCGCTTTCTGTAAACGGTACCCCAATGTCAAGTGCGCCATTAATAACGCGCTGTAAAGTTTCTGCCCAAGTTTCGTTGTCACCGTTTTCCTTCTGTCTGCTATATGTACGGAGAAACACTATTTCTCCTAGTCCGTTAAATCCCCAAGGGGCTTTCTTTGTTGCGTAAGAATCGACGAATAGTTGTTCTAAATGGCTCATGTTTTTCCTGTTCAATATGCCCTGGGTAGGTGTGGGAGTTACTATTGTAACCTACAGGCAAATACTAAAAGAGTCCAGTGTCTAAGGAAGTTTTGGTCTTTCGACTAAACCAAGACGTTCTGCTTCTCTGTAAGGAATGTATTTACCTTTTTTGTGCAGAAGAACTTTTGCACGAGTAAACGGAGTTATTTGTCTCTCTTCAAATATGTCTTGTTCAACATAAATTGTTTGAGTATCAATAAGTGTTTCACTAGAACCCTGTCCATAAATAACAATAGGAGGACCGGAGTCTCCAGTGCAGTCGCCAGTGGGGTGTCCGCACACAACACAGGGCTGCCTATCGGCTCCAATTATGGTTGTGTCGTTAAACAGCCTTCGGGGACCATCTCCAGGTGAAGTGTTTTCATAGAAATATCCCATGGTTTATTTTATCACTCCGGCAATTCCTGTATATAAAATCCGTTATTATTAATAGCGTCTCTTAGTTCAAAGTAGGCTTCATCTGGCAAGTCCTCTATAGACACTGGCTCTGATAGTGATTTTCTAAGCATTTTGGGAAAACTGGAGTTTCTTAGGACCTTGTCGGCATTGCCCGGATAGGTTAGGATTTCTCCCCACTCAATTTCATTGTCGGCCAAGTACTTGTAAGGCAGGGCCACCAGGTCGCTCAGCATCTTGTCATTGGTTATAGAGGCGTGAGACACGGTTATGCACTCCATGACGTCACTATCCCTCTCTGCGTATATTTTTGCTAAATCTAGACCCTTTGTCTTGTTGGCGTCCCTCGAGCAGAAGCCCTCAGCAATCATGGTTAGGTCCGTAACGCCCCAGTACCTACGAAGTGCAGTGCACAGGTGTCCTGACCTTAAAAGCCTGTCTGAGTGCTCCAGGGCCATTATGGACTTCTTCATCTGGCAGACTATTTCGAGCCTGTCGTCTATCCAGCCCATAAAGTTAAAGGTCAAGTCTTCACCGACGCCAAACTCTTTGACAGACATCTTTTTAGCCAACTGGGCAGACGTTATCGCCAACGCAATTTTACTAAAATTATTGTCATAACTTGATTCCACAAAGCAATAATAATCACACTTTGGGTATTCCCAGGGGACTTCCACTGTGGGGTGGTTCTTGTGGCTATTATGTGAGTCATGGCAACACAGAAAAAAAAGTCAACCCCCAAGAAGTCAGCCCCTGCAAAAAAGGCTGCTCCTGCAAAAAAGACCACAACAAAAAAAGCTGCTCCAAAGAAGTCTTCAGTTAAGAAGGCTCCTGTCAAAAAAGCTCCAGCAAAAAATAACACCGCAGAAAAAGTAGTCAAAGCTGTTTCACCAGTCATCAAGGTCACAAACACGTCGACCACATCATCAACTCCTGATATTAAAGTCAACTTCAATGTTGCACCTATTCATGCAGTTGTGGATAAGACTGTGGATAACATCTCGGTTGCAGTCAACGACATCGTGGACGACTTAGAGGTGGCTTTTGAAAGTATTCAAAAGGTTTCCTTTTTCAAAAGGATTTTCCGACGCAAGAAGTAGGCGATAGTGACTACGGAGCACCGTAAATCACCGCGTAAAAAGGTCATATCGGTAAAAAAGGTTGGCGCATGGGGAAATGTTTCTTACGAACACTTACTGTCCTGCGGTCATGTCGAGACTAGACCAAGAAAAGCATCAACAAAAGCTTTAGCATGTGCTTGGTGTTTTAAGTCCGTAAATATGGGCAAACAAATGTTGCAGCTTGGTTCCGCAACTTCCTACATGGAAGAAGATTCGTCCTCTGAAGAGTTTCGCATAAATAGCATCAAAGCTTCCATCGCTGCAAAATTTAATGTCTCTCTTGATTCAGTGGATGTTGTTTCCGCTTTTGAAAATCAAGAATTAAAAATTCAGTACGCAACTGTATTTCTTTCTTCTCTTGACGTCGGTAAGATAACTAAATCGTAACCTACAACGGAGGACCTCATGGCCGACAAATTTGACGAAGCTCCACGAGACGGCAAATGCAAAGGTCATGAAACCAATATGTGGTTTCCATTTTTTGGAGCATCACCAACAAAGGAAGAACGCAAAGCCAACGAACGCAACACTGCTCAGGCGTTAATAATTTGCAACGACTGCGACAAAATACAACACTGTCTTGAATACTCACTTCGTCACGAACCATATGGAATATGGGGAGGCAAAACCGAGTTGCAGAGAGCAAAACTGAGAGCATCAAGAAGTATTAGACTTTCACGAGATGCTCGTATATTTTTCCCAGGAATTGGTAATAGAAATGCGAATGGCGACTTCGGTGGATTGCGTGTAATGGATACGCAATGACACAACCGAACTTTAAACACACAGAAGAATTCTTATCTCGCCTTGTTGGTGTTAAGTCTTCTTCCTCCGGATGGGAAGCAAGGTGCCCTTGTAGGGATGATGACAAAAACCCGTCACTGTCTGTCGCTGAAGACGTCAACGGAACAGTCTTGGTTCACTGTCACAGAGGCAATGGGTGCGGGGTAGAAAAGATTTGTGCTTCCGTAGGACTAAAACCAGCAGACCTATACCCTGTGAAGATAGAAAAAAAAGAACGCCCACAGGAAAAAGAAAAGCTGACCCTGGTTAAAGAGTATGACTATCTTGACGAGAACGGTGAACTGTTATTCCAGAAACTTAGGTACGTTAACCAATGGGGTGTAAAAACATTCAGACAGCGTAAGCCGTCAGAAAATGGCGAATGGGTTTATGCCCTTGGTGACACACCTAAAATTCTTTACAATCTTCCATACATCGTCCAAGCCAAAGAAGCGGATGTACCAATCTGGCTTGTGGAGGGCGAAAAAGACGCAGACACATTAATGGACATGGGTATTGTTGCTACCACGGCACCAGGTGGTGCTGGGAAGTGGCTTGACATAAATACCCAATCACTTGCTGGGGCAACGGTTGAGATTGTTGCCGACAATGATTCGGTGGGCAAGGCGCATGCTATTCATGTCTGTGAGCAACTTCGCAAGGCGGGCTGTAATGCAACAATATTTATTAGCCCATATGCAAAAGACGTTACGGACCACATAGAGGCTGGACACTCGCTAGACGAACTTGAATACTTTGAACCTTCGGAATTTGTTGAAGAGATTCAAGAAGTAAAACAAGAAGTAGAACAAGAAAAAGACAAGGGACAAGAAATCCTTGACAGGCTTTCCAAAATTCTAGACAATGGAGAACTAAACACTCTTCAGAAGATAGTCAAAGCCTCCACGATAATTAGTTCTTTTTCATCGGATAAAGCACCAGACCCAGGAAGACTTGTTGAATGGCAAAGCTTTCTTGCAGAGACCGACGACGACACGTATGAATGGATTATTCCTGGTCTGCTAGAAAAGAGCGAACGAGTAATCGTTGTTGCTGCCGAAGGAGTTGGCAAGACGATGCTTGCTAGACAGATAGCTATTTGTTCAATGTGGGGCATTCACCCGTTTACCTACCAATCAATGGACCAAGTACGGACGCTTACTATCGACCTTGAAAACCCTGAAAGAATTATTCGTAGAACATCAAGAGCCATCGGGGCAGCAGCAGCCAATAGAGCCAAAATGTACCGTAAGGTCTCTACTCCAACAGGAAGTCTTGTTGTTAAGCCTGATGGTCTTGACTTGCTAAAAGCCTCAGACAGATTAATAATTGAAGAGCATATTGAAAAAACAAATCCCCAGCTTGTCGTAATCGGCCCACTGTATAAGGCCTTTGTTGACCCAGGCGGAAGAACTTCTGAATCGGTAGCGGTTGAGGTTGCAAAATACCTTGACTACCTAAGAACCACTTACGGGTGTGCATTATGGATGGAGCATCACGCTCCTCTTGGTAGCAGTATGTCAACTAGGGACCTGCGCCCATTTGGCTCGGCAGTGTGGTCTCGCTGGCCAGAATTCGGTATCTCCCTTACTCCAGACTTTACTGCTACCACGCCGTATGTTTACGATGTTAGGCACTTCAGAGGTGCTCGCGATGAGCGACATTGGCCAACTAAAATCACTCGTGGCAAGGAATTCCCGTTTCAGGTCATCGAATTTGCTAAGGTTTCAGGAGAGCAAAGTGAATAGGCATGCAAAATGGCAGAAGATAGAGGCAATAAGCCTGTAACTAGAGAGTTCCTCTCCGAGAGGGATGCCCGCATATTTAAAATGCGACAGGCTGGAACCTCAATACAGGAAATAGCAAGGCGCTTTGGTGTTAGTTCTGGCGTAGTTTCCAACGCTGTTAAAAGACAGCTAGAAAAACTAAACAAAGAGGCAATGCTTGCCTACCCTGAAGTTTTGAGAATGGAGCTTGAAAGGCTCGACAATCTCCAACAGGCAATCTGGCCATTAACCCAGCATCGCAAAGTCCGAATGGATGACGGCTCAGAAGTGTCAGTAGAGCCAGACATGAAGGCAATACAGCAGGTTCTGTCAATCATGGATAGAAGAACAAAGCTTCTAGGAATGGACCATGTAAACCTAAATGTACAAATGGACGCAAACATGTCCAGCTCTGACCCGGTCAGAGTAACCCTTGCAGGGGCTACGACAAAAGGCGAGACGGAAAAGTTTGACCCAGAGTCGGAAGCAAGGAAACTGCTTGAACTTATGGGTGTTTCAGGAATTCTTCCACCGGAGATGATTAGGCAACTTCTTAGTGGTGGGGATATTATCGACGCAGATGTAGTAGAAATAGAAGACGAAGAAGAGGAAATCCTCTCTATTGAGAATCACGAGCAGTAATGGCAAAAGAAAAAGACATTAGAGAAGCCATTGACAAAGTCATGGAAGACAACAAAGACATGTCTGTCGCTAACCCAGCAACATCAAATGGTGAAACGATTGACAAGCAAGTACTAATCAGGGCGTCCGAGCATGACCGCGATAGATGGAAAAACGCCGCCGAGAAGTCAGGGACAACACTGTCTGCTTGGATTCGTGATTCACTCAATAAGACTGCTTCAGAAACCCTCGACAGCCCACACCCATTAAACTCCAGAAGATTTTATCCTTGGGCAGAAATATGTCTTGCTTGCAACACGCGCTTAAAAGAACAAGGCCCAAAAACTAAAAAACAACGCAACAAGTAGTTGCACTGGTCCTGCTCGGGCTAAAAGTAGAATATCTTTCATGGAAAACACATCCGAAGACGGTACGTCAAGACGTAAGCCATGGCCTAGCCAAAAGGGTATTAGAGAAGTTGCTGGTTCTAGACCATCAAAGAGGAAGTACCTATCCGACAGGGTTTCCGGGGTAAACAAGCTCGAAAAGCCACAGAGGACAGAAATTAAAGCTCTGTCTGAAAAAATGGAAGACGCTTACATTCGGAATGTGGAAGAAGAAATTCCTAACGAACCTTTTGCCACATCGGAAACAAACATTCAAAGCATTGTTGACATGGCCACCCCCGAATCAGAAGAACAATATTTTGAAATTTGGAAAAAAACAAACAGACTTGATTCAATGAGTGAAAAGTCTGAAAAAAAGTTTAAGACAGAGTTTGACAAGTGGATTGCCCTTCCTGAGAACAGTATTGATTTTTCTGAAAAAACTGTCTCCAGAATAAAAAACATAGTAAAGTCAGCAATTGAAGAGTCTCCAAAATTTGAATGGGCTGTAAAGAGATTTGGCTTTCCAATTATCGTCGCCAAGACGGAGAGTGCCGAAAGAGCGGTCATGTCAAAGATGAGCGTTGAAGAGGGTGACCAGCCGGAAAGCATTGGAGTAGTTTCTGATGCGTTTCTGACCAGCATGTCCTTTATGCCGTCTGTAGTGAATTCAATATATGCAAATGGGGACACCCCTGACAGAACGACAATGACGAGTCGTAGCTCCATCCCCAAGATGGGCGACCCGGTAATGGACTCTTCTGTCA